ACCAGGGCATCGGTGGCCAGGTGTTCGATGGTGTCGGGCAGGTGCGGGGCGGTCATGGCTGGGCGGTCTTTCGGAGTTGGTCAAAATGGTGGCTGGCACTTTTCAGGGTGTGCTCGAAGGCTTCGCGCAGGGTGCTGCGCACGGCGGTCTCGTCGGCCTGCGCGGCCACCACCGGGGCGATGCTGGTGGCGAGGTTTTCCAGGCGCTGGCGGATCTCGACCATGGCGGTGGCCACCAGGCCCTCAACCTCGCGGGCATCGCGCAGGGTGCCGATGGCGACCTCGTAGGCGCGCTTGGCCTCCAGGGCGCCAAATTTTTCCTTGACGGCGCGGGCCTGCTGGTAGCTGCTGCCGATCTGGTCGGCGCGGGCGTTGCTGGCCTGGGCCAGCGGCGCGTCCATGGGCGCGTCAGTGTTGCCGTCAGTGGGCTGACGCTCTGACGCGGCACGGGCGGCGGCATGGCGGTCGGCCACGGCCTGCTTGCTGGGGTCTTTGCCGGCCCGGTAGGCGGCCAGGCTCTCGGCCTTGAGCCACAGCTTGCCGTCAGGCGCGCGGATGGCGCGGCCATTTTTTTCCAGCTCGTTGATGTAGCTGGGGCTGCGCGCGCCGATCAGGTCGGCCAGCTGCTGGCGGGTGATGGCGTTGGGGTCGGTCATTTGGCTTTACTTTGCGTTGGCCAGGGCGCGGCGCAGTTCGGCGTCAAAGGCGGGCTGGAAGGTTTTGGCGACCACCTCGCGCCCGAGCTTGTCGAGGTCGATGAATTTGCGGTAGGTGGTGGGGTCGACGTACAGCACCATGGGTTTGAGGGTGCTGGTGGCGCCGGTCTCGATGCGTTTGTAGATGCCGGGGTGCAGGTGGGTGGTGGCGCCGGGCTGGACCACAAAGTAGGCGGTGGCCTTTTGTGCCTTGCCCGCGCCGGTGCGGCGGTAGATGCGCAGGCCCTGGCGCTGGGTGCCGATGGCGCCCAGCATCTCGGTCAGCGCGGCGCGGCGCATGTTGCCGTATTTGTCCAGCGGCATGCCGGCGCCGGGCGCGATGGTGAGGCCGCTGGGCAGCAGGCCGCGGCCACGCAGCCAGCCCTCGATGTTTTTGTACTTGCGGCTGCCTCCGGTGAACAGGTGGGCCAGCGCCTTGTTGTAGGCGGTGCCGGTGCCGCCTGGGCCGTCGGTGCGCAGCGCGACCTCGGCGGTCAGGGTGGCGCGGTCGGCGCGTTTGACGCTGAAGGCGCGCAGGGTGTAGGGGGTGGCGCCGCCCTTGAAGGTGGCGGCCATGTCTTTTTTAAGCCGGTCGTTGATGGCGTAGGCCGATGTGTTGAGCGCGCGGCTGGCCGCAAAATTGGCCTGCTTGGCCGCGTTGCCCAGCATGGCGCGCACTTCGGTCAGGCCTTCGATTTGGATGTTGACTTGCATGGGGGCGGGGCCTTTCGCGTTTAAACGGCCTGTGGCGCGTTTATTTGGTTGACTGCGTCTATCCCCCCAGCCACAAACGCTGCGCTGCCCGTGAGCGTGACTGACANGCCACGCAGGCCGGGGAACAGGCCCTGCGCCTGCAGGTCTTGCACCAGGGNGTGGAGTTCGGGCCATTGCTTGACCATGCGNTGCATTTCAACGGCGTTGTCAGGGGTGCACCGGATGGTTTTGTGTGTGGGGCTTTTCCATCATCTTTTCTTTANGGGTAAAAAATAAGGGTGATCGGGCGCGNGTGCAGGGTGTGCAGNNGCCTGTGCAGNGTGTGTGCGCAAAATGTGTATATGAATCAAGCNTGTGCAGGGTGTGCAGGGTGTGCAGGGTGNNTATACGTGCGTGAGTGCGTTNGTGTGGNGTGATGGTGGTTTTGTTTTTACGTGTGCGTNCGTGTGTNAAAGACCCTGCACACCCTGCACAAGAGCGAAAGACCCTGCACAAAGCCCTGCACAGACCCTGCACACCCGGCACAAAACGGGGGTTTTTGATCATGCGAAGCCTCCGGTGGTGGCTTTGTAGTCTTTGAATGCGGTCTTGAAAATGTCCACCCGGTCTTCAAGCCAGTCGGCCTCGTTTTGCGCGGGTGGTTTTTCGTGGCCACCAGGAAGGTACAGCACGGTCTTGGGGTTGCTGCCCTGGCCAATGCGTTTGCGATCGGTGATGCCTTGGTGCTTGCGGTCCACCGCGTTCATGAACTTGGGCATGTTCAAAGACTTGAGGCCCTGGCGCCGACACCACTCGCCATATAGTTCGTAAAAGTCCTGGCTCAAACAGGGTGTGAGCAGCTTGGGCGCGCCCTTGCCAGGAAAGCCTTCTACATCACCGCGCTCGAAGGCCAGCACAAATCGGCTGGGGCTGTCGAGGCTTTGGTCGATCAGCTCACGCTTGGCGTCGGTCATGGGCGGCTTGCTGGCCGGGCCGAAGTCGCCCAGGTCCAGGTGCAGCAGGTAGTGGTGCAGCGCCGCGCCGCCACCGTTGTCGATCTCGCGCTTGAGGCCGGCATAAAAATCGGCGCTCAGTTTCTCGGGGGTCCAGATCACCGCGTGGCGGCGGTCGTCTTGCTCGACGATGGTGGGCATGGCCTCGTTGGACAGGAACACCATGTTGACGTGGTTGCGCTCGTCATACGCGGCCATGTTCTTGGGGTTGATGCGGATCCACTCGCCGGTGATGAAGGCTTTGAGTTTGTTTTTTACGTGGTACAAGTCCGAGCGTGCCACCACTTCATCGGCAATCAGGAACAGGCGGCGGCTGGCCCAGTCGTTGAACTTGTCCTCGATGGCGCTCTGGTCAATGATGCGACCGTAGCGCCCATAAATGCCCATGATGACTTCAAAGAACATGTTCTTGCCGGTGCCCTGCGGGCCGTGCACCACGATGGTGGTTTGCATTTTGGCGCCGGGGTGCTGGATGGGGTAGGCCAGCCACTTGATGACCCACTGGAACAGCTCCTCGGGCTTGCTATCACCGGCGCACATGTAGCGCAGCAGGTCGACCAATGACTCGCAGTTGCCAGCCGCGGGTGTGGTGGGCCAGCCGGACCACAGGTTGCAATGGATGTCCTTGTCGGTGCAGGCCGGGTCAAACCCCACGTTTTCAATGCGGGCGATCTGGCGGTCGGGGTGGTCAGACCATTCGCGGTGAATGAAGCGGCCCATGCACACGTCGCGCATGTCACCCAGGGGCAGCAGGCAGTGCTCCTGGTGGTCGAACACCGTGCCGCCCTGTCCGTAAATCAGCGCGTAGCGTTCCAGCAGTTCGTCCACGGTCTCGATGGGCTTGAGTGGGTTTTTTGCAGCGCACCCGCCCCCCTGTGGTGTGGCGGCAGGTTTTGCGCCCAGGCGCCAACCCAATGCCGTGAGGCGGGCCTCGAGCTGGGTGCGCACCACATGCAGGCCCTCGAGCGCGGCCAGGTCGTTGAAGTCGGTCAGCTTGGCGCCCTTGGTGTCGAATGCGGCCTGGCGCGCCGCGCCGTCAGCAAAGGCCGGGGCGACAAAGGCGCCGCCCACTTCCATGGCCGCGGCGCTGGCACAGGTCACGCCGGGGTTGCCTTCGCTGAAAGCGTCGTCATCGGCGCAGATCAGCAGCCTGGCGGTCTTGTGCCGGGCGTGCAGCACCGCGGCCACCGGCGCCAGGTTGCCCGCGTCAAAGGCCACAGCCACCGGCAGGCCTGTGGCCTCAAACAGTGTGGCGGCGGTGGCATAACCCTCGGCCACCAGGATGACCGGCGCACCCACGGCCATGCCGATCAGGTGAAAGTGGCCTTTTTTGATCAGGCCCTTGGGCCAGAATTCCTTTTCCAGCAGCTTGCGGGTGCCCTGCCCTGCCTCACCGGCTGGCTTGCGTGGTGCGCGCCCGCGGATGATCTGCAGGCCGTGCACCTTGCCGGCCACGTCGAGCATCGGGACCACCATGGCGCCCGATGGGGAAAATCGCACGCCGTGCGCCTGCACACCCTTGCGCGCCAGGTACTCGCAGTCGCCCTGGGCGTTGCACTTTTTCCAGACCGCCGCGGCGGCGGTGGCGGCGCGCTCGGCATCGGCCTTGCGGGCGGCCTCGGCCTGGCGCTTGTCCTCGGCCAGGCGCTTGCGCAGGCTGCCCTGCTGCTCGGCGCTGAGTTCGGTTTTGTTAAGCTCGACCTTGGTGGCGTTGTTGACCGCGCCGCGCCACACGCCGTAGCTGCCGACGATCAGCTCGTCGCCGTTGGCCAGCCGCATCTCGTGCAGGTGGTACCAGCCGCGCCGCTCGGTCTCGCCCTGCACCTTGCAGCGGCGTAGTTTGCCCACCTCCAGGCTGTCGACCAGCAGACCAGCGGCGGTCAGTTGGCCCAGCACGTCATCGTAATTGCTACTCATGGTCCGTCCCGTATCGTTGTTTTTTGCTGTCAGTAACTCACGCTGCCGCTATGTACACCCCGAAAGGGGCGCGCATTACCCGCTTGAGGGAAGG